GATTTACCGTTCTCAATTGTACGAATAGTGTGTAAGGGTTTGAAAACATTGGACTCTTCAAAGGTCTGTAGAATTTCTCCACTGAACTTTTTAAGAAACAACGCATCCACATCTCCTGCGGAATTAACCTGACCTACACGACTGGGGTCTGTTATACCTTCTCCTGCCATAATATATGATCTCCTATTTTAAGTTTATAATTGTGTATGTATTTGTTGTGACTTTCGTTAGAACCTTTGATCGAGATTGTCCACCGCAGTGGGTCTTGACATTAGTCGTACTAATTGTCGTTTAAAGTAAATTAAGTATTATAATTCCACCTAAACACAGAACAGTCAAGACAATAGCTTTTTCCTTCTGTGTAAGTAAGTTATAAAATTTTATTAGTTTATTCATTTGTTTTGTGCTTTATTGTGAACATAGCGAGTGTATATCAACGGAACTACATTCCAAAGGATAACACCAATAAGACAGAGTTTCAAGAACCCATATATCTCATCTAACATAGAATCAAAGAATCCATTATCCATCTCTTCAGTTAGTTGTTGTTGTACGAGTTTCTGTACATCTCCTTCAGTGATAGCTTTTACTTTGTTAGCTAATCCCTTGTTCTCTTCCATCAATTTAGCACCCTCTCCTATCCCCCATCCTAGAGCAGCACCACCAGCAGCAGGACCAGGACCACCTAAAGCACCTACAGTTGCTCCTCCTACACTTCCTGCTAACGGATAAAAAGAAGCCTTGGAACATCCACCTAAAAGAACCAGAACCAACACTGGCAAGAAAAAAGATGGAGTCCAAGGCTTCATATATATGAACCTACCAAATAAAACTATAGGTAATTGTGACTTACTGCGATGCGTCTGTCAATCTCTTCGTGATAACTTTTGTCACCACTCTTGTATCGAGGATCAGACATTGCACGAGCAAGTTCTTGATTAGATTTAAAAGGCATTGTAGATGAACCATTTACAGCACCTTGTACAAGCTTAGGACTAACTCCATTCTCTGCTTTAAATTGTGCGTATAATCCTTTGGCAGCAAGTTTAGCTTGTTCGACACTACCGTTTTGTACGATGTCATCAAAAGTATTTACCTCTTCAGGGGATAAGTTATCAGCTGCCCACTCTGCCATTTTATCCCAGTTACCATCAGCTACAGACTTGATACTACCTTCTTCACTTTGTTGAAGTGCTTGTTGACCAGCAGCGTAGCTATCTACTAACTCTTTTGGTAACCCAACCTCAGCAAGATTCTTATAGGTCTCTTCAGATATAACACCGTCATTCTCAAAGAACTCTTTACTAGCTTCAGCAATAACAGTATTAGTATTCGTATCTTCTGTTGAATCGTCCTCTTGTTGCTCATCGCTTTGCTCCTCTTCTGATTGTTGTTCTTCACCTTCAGCCCCTGCTCCCATTTTCTTTTCAAGTTCACTATAGGCATTAGCCATGTCTTCAGGACTCTTGAATTTCTCAGGTAACCAACCAGGTCTATCCTCTTGCGTTTCTGTTGTTTGTTCTTCAGATACTGCATCAACAGCTTCTTCTGACTCTGGGTCAATCTCCTGTGGTGCTCTCTCATTTATCTCTACTCGGTGTAATTCAGCCATGTCTACTCTTCTTGTGGTTGTTGTTGTTGACTACTCATGTACTGCTCTTGTGCAGCATTGATAGCAGGTGCTACAGCAGGTTGACCTAACTTCATCATCATCTCTTGTTGTTGGGCTTGCTGCGTAGCTTGTTGAATTTCTTCTTCTGTCTTGATCAATCCTTCAGTCTCAATACCTAACGCTGTGGCTCTTCTTTTGAAGTAGTCAGATACATTAACATACTCTGCAACTGCTTGTGGACCAACGATCTGATTAGCTCCTGCAAGGAATAGATCAAGTTTTTGTAAATCATTACCTCGTCCTAGTGCTTCAACACCAGTAACAATAGTAGGTTTAACAATGTCTTTAGGTAACTTAGGAAGTCTTCCTTCTTTCCCCATCCTTGCCATTAACCTAGTAACGACAGGCATTTGAAACTCTTGTGACAATAAAGAATACAGTCCACCAAGTGCAGCTTCCAACTCTTGAGATAACATTCTTATCTCCTCTGCTGTTACTCGTTCTGCATCTCTGACCACACCACTGTTAAGTAGGAATGCTTGTGACAGTCTATCACTTATTCCATTCATTACTCCTTGTGCAGTACGGAAGTCATTGAACTTATTAAGTTGTAAAACAGATACATCTCCATCACTACCTTGTACGATTGCACCGTTAGGAGATTCAGATAAAGTCTTAGCTCTAGTTGTACCGTTAGGATTAACCATGAACAATACCTTAGCTGCTGCTGCACTACCTTCGACTATCGCTTTTGTTAACGACTCTAAAGATTTAAGATCACCAATGTATTCCTCTACAAATCCACGACCATAATCTTCACCATCTATCCTGGTATATCTAAGAGGTAGGAACGGAGTCTTATCGATAGGATACCTACCCTTTGACTCTTCAATAACAATTCCTTTTACATCTTGTTGTACTACAAATTCATTTCCTTCTCGGATAACAGAAGTGTACAGGTCACAGCTATTCTCTTTCTCTTGACGATATACCTCTTCTCTTACAGACTCAGGTAACATCATTGGAGCAACAGTTTCTTTGATAGCTATGTGTGTTACATTACCCATTGGGTCTCTTTTTACACAGTACCTATCAAGTCTGAATACTCTCATCCCACCGTCATCAGGTAAGTATAACAAAGTATTACCAGTGACCAATAGATTCTTTAACGCTTCAAATACTCCTACTCTAAATGCTTCTACTTCTACTTCTTGAGATACACTTCGTTCTACATCTGCTAATGCTTTCTCTAAGTCAGATCGTAATTGCTCTCCTCCCTCTGGTCCTAACTCCTGCTTTGCTTTATCTAATTCATACCTGTCAATAACAAGACGAAAGAATGGTGCGTTAGGTGGTAACAGTGCTAACAATAATTTAGAAGCTAGGTTGTTAACTCCTCTAGCTCCCACTCCTTGATATGGTGTATAGTATTTAGTAGCGTGACTATGACCATCAGGTGGCATTATGTAAGGTATTGTTAACTCAGAAGAGGTTCTCCCTCTATCCAAGAAAGACCACCTTTGGTTCTCTAAAGAGTTGTATAGACCTTGTGCTGTTTCTTGCATATTATTCAGGGTCAGGTGGTGACCAGGTAGAATCAAATTCAACCATTTCATTCACATTAAATTGATCGGTTGTAATAAAACTACCTTGAGTTGTAATAGGAAAAATATATTTCCCATAGTGCGAATGGTCTTCGTTGGTAACTTGTTTAATTTCAGCATACCTTTCGTTCCCGTTGGCATCAGGTAAACCAAAGAAAGTATTCATCGCATCGTTACTCGCATCCCACTCTTCTTCTGTAGTGTATAAAATATATTTCATAGTTTAACTGGGTGTGTCACTTGAGAAAATAGGTTTAAGAGAGGTACTTGATTGTGTTCCTGTGAAACTACCCACCAAGCTATTGATTGTACCAAGGGATTGACCTGCTGAAGGAGCATTGCCCGAACTATCTGTGTCGTTAAGACCATCCCCATTTCTAAAATATATACTTGGCGAAAGATTTAAACCATTTACCCCTACATCATTTGGAACCCCATTATTGTAAATATTTGAAACATCCGTTCCTGAAAGTTCACTTTCAAAAAAAGCTATTTCATCCATTAGTCCCCCAAAATGATAACCATTTGTATAACTCCCAATATTATAAGGGTAACTCGGATTAAAACCTGAATAGCCCAATGCTGTCCCTGCTGTTAAAGTTCCAAATGGAACACCCTGATTGTTTGAGGGGTTAGATGAACTAATACCTGCATCACCCCCATCTTTGTATAATTTAATGGATGTGCCATTGATCGTTAAAGCGATATGGTGCCAATTCCCGTCAAGAATATCCAAGGATGCATTTGCCCCACCAAGTCCTGATGGTGCCCAACCTGAAGAATAACTAGACCATGATACAAGAAAACCATACCCCCCACCTGCCGACGCACTATTAGTAGTAATTAAAGATGGTCCTCTAGAACCTATGGAATTATTTCCCATAGTCGCACCAAGTGTCATTGCACTACCCGATGTTCCTTTTAACCAAAAACTTTGACTAAATGTATTTTGAGTTGCTGAGGGACTATAACCTGTTGAAATATAATCCCCTGAACCATCAAAACTAAGCGACAGATTATTACTAAAAGCAGTGGTGTCATCGTAGTTATAGACATACCAATTCGAGCCGTTCCAAACTATTATTTTTTTTGTGTCAGTCTCAAATAGGGTGTCACCTGTTGCTGGTGATGCTGGGCGAGTCGAAGATGTGCAATTACTTAATGTACTCATTAGTCGTTGTTTGTTATGTACCAATCCGATCCATCGTATACATATATATCAAAGGTATCACTTCCTTGCTCGATAGTATAAGACGCTGGCGTGGATGCTTTAATGGTAGCATCATTGTTTGTTGTTGTAATATTAAATGAGGCGATTGTGCCTAACACAGTACCTGTAGCGTTAGCTGTAATAAATGTATTAGAACTAACACTAACTGTCTTACCACTTTGTACTGAAGAAGCGTTAGTTAAATCAAAAGTAATAACAGTATCTGAACCTGTAGGTAGACTCTGTCCACCTGCTACTGTTAAAACTAAAGTACCTGTTGACTGTGTCCATGCACCACTTGACCCAAAGATTGCAGCTCCTGCTCCACCTACTGTTAACGAAGCATTGTTAGCTGTTTGAGTCCCTTGCATTCCTGTTAAAGTCAAAGTACCACCAGCTGCTATTGCCACTGAAGGTTGGACTGTAAAGGTTATTGTATCAGCTGCACCTATAGCGTTCGTGTCTGTATCTGCTACCGTTAAAGTAGTGAATGTATTCGTAGCTATTGCTGTAGCATCAAACCCATACAAAGCACCAAAGATAGGTCTTAGTAAATTAGACGGTTTAGACCTTAGCTCACTCGGTTTATCGAGTTGCTCTGTAAAGATCAAAGACATCTAATTAAAGAGAGTCAGTAGAACCTGTTGCGTATACGCTGTAAGTACCGTCAGTTCTAGCTGATAGGTTACCTCTTATTTGTTCGTAGTGTCCGTGATCGTCTCTGACCATTACAGCACCGTTAGCTGTTACATCTTCAGAGTGAATGACATACCAAGCACCACCGATGTAGGCTTCTATATCTACCGTACCTCCTGAAGTTACTGATGAAGAAGCGATTACAAAGGTCCAACCCTTAGAACGCTCTACTGAGAATGAACTGCCAGCCCCTGTTGAAGTAACAGATGATAGCAAAGTCTTTTTTGAGAGTGTGCGAAGCATGATGATATATAGTTATGTTGTTATTAAGAAGACATGTAGACACCAGTACCACTTGACATCCCACCTATTGTAGGTCTAGCTGAACGCTTTAACTGAGCTTGTGCTCCTCTCCTCTTCTTCTTAGGCTGCGTTTGTCTAACAGTCTTAGGTGCTTCAGCAACAGGTGGCGGTGGTGGAGGTGGTGCTGGAGGTGGAGGAGGCGGAGGAATATCTGGTGTTGACATGCACATGGTCAGTCTTTTGTTATGATGTTTTGTTGAAGCTGTTCTTTATAAGTTTGTCTAAGGAATCTAATTACAGAGACTTGTCCACTCTTAAACCAAACATCTTTTTCTGTGTTCGTCAAGTCAGGACATTTATCAGGGAATAGTTTCTCTAGTCTGTTAACTAAGGTTTCACTTATAGCTGGTAGTAGTATATCTTCTTCGTTATTCATTATCATCTGTGTTAGTCCATATAAATATTGGTGTCATCTCTCCTACATAAGCACATCCAATATTAAAGTCAAAGTATTCTATCGCTTCTTCCATTGTCATGTTACTAGGTTCTTGCATCATCTTCTCTAACATAAGTTCTATAGCATATACAAACTTACCTTGTTTATAATCAACACCTATAATAGCTTCATCAAATCCATCAGCTTTTAAAGGTTCGTCTTCTTTTATAGGTGCAATCATTTATTTATATAACTCCTATCATCTAGTTCTTGTGGTAAGTTCCCCTTTGTTATTTGATCCTCGGTCCACAGGAAAGCACTAGCATTCCAAAGTATAGCACCTGCGTGATCTTCCCTGTCATCTCCTTCGTTCAATGCTAACAGATGTCTATTCATACTATCTATTAATCTACTGAGTGGGAATCCGTTGTGCCAGTTGTTGTCTCCGTAGAGTCTTCCTCCTTCTTCATATCGTTTGGCAAGGGATCGAAGGGCGATTGGAGGAATAAGGCTGAATCGTCCTCGTCCAGTAGCCCTGTCACGCTGTGCACCTGTGATGTAATTCTCCTTTTGTCCTGAGTTTGGTAATTCTTTGGTGTCCATAGTTTTGTTATTTGTTTTTGTTTTTTATTGTATTGTTCTTTTCTTAGTAGTCTTGCCATCCAAGCATTTGTTAAAGCATCCTGTTCTGTTTGTCCCTTCTTCTCATACAAAGCAACAACAGATTCCCAAGTGTATCCGTTCGAGTTCAACCATTTCTCAGCTGCAACAGGACCGACTCCTTTTACCCCACTGAATCCATCAGTCGAATCTCCCATCAAAGTCTGTATCAAGTGGAAGTTATCTGCTTCTTCCTCTGTTGGTTCATGGTATTCTTCTCTGTTATAATCATAGTATATTCCTGGTACTCCTTTGAAGTCCTTGTCTATACTAACAATGATTCTCTTGTCTTGTCTGTTAGGATACTCAGTAGCTAAGATACTTAACACATCATCTGCTTCTATGTTTGCCCATAGCTGTGCATCTAGTTCGTTGATCATCCATTCCTTCATAGGCTTTAAGATGATAGGTAACACTGACTTCCTTCTGTTAGATTTATAATCAGGGAATAGTTTCCTTCTGAAGTTTGCTCGGTCACTAAGTGCTAACACTACTTCATCTGCTTTTAGTAAGTCCTTGAATTGTTCTATCCTTCCAATGACTCTGTTCTTTGCTACTGCCATGTCTGCGTGTACAGTCCAAAGCTCCTCTTCCCATTGTATATTTTCTTGTGCTATTATTGATGATTCAAATGCTAATACATCTGCGTCAATTAGTATGGTTGTTTTACTCATAGAATATGCTCCAGTTTTCTTGGTATTTTTTATGTTTTGATTTACTATCTGGTAGGATGTTTAGTTTCAGGGATAGTCCCTTTATGTGTCCTCTTGGTATTAACCACCACATCTTTTCAGGTAACACATAGCAACCCACCACATCTATTGAGTCACACATAGCAGACTTTCCCTTACATCCTGTACTACTGTTTATAGTGTATGTATTAGCTGATGACTTCTTACTTGTCGCTTTGATCTGTACTCTTAAAGTACCTGCTGGACAAGTGACAATGAAGTCCCAAGGCATAGGTGTGGTAGGTACATGAGGTTCAAAGTCTCGTTCTAAACATTCAGTGGTAAACCTAGACTCTGCTATTGCTCCGATTCGTTGGGTCTTAGAGGATGGCATAGGATATGTAAGGTCAACTGTATCGTACAATTCTGCAACCTTCAAGTAGTAATCGTGTTCAAGTTCCGATGTCATGTCTTCTTTCCCATCCGATTAGGTAAGCTAGGAACTTCTTTAACAAATCTATATCATCTTTAACTTTACCCATTGATTGATTACATCGGTTACATAACAGACCTCTTATCTTCCCTGTCTTATGACAGTGGTCTATATCCAATCTCCTCTTATTACCTGGGCTTTGTCCATGTCGATTGCATATAGCACATTTACCTTTCTGCTCTGATAACATTTCTTCATAATCTTCAGGAGTTATACCGTATCTACTTTTAAGATGCTGTCTTCGTGTTAAAGATTCAAAATAGTCTTTGTTCTTTTCTTGCCATTCCCTCTGTTGCTCTCTCCTGCAAAGTATACACCGTTTTCCGTAACCTGTTTTTGATTTTTTATCTTTAATCATTTCAGTTATGGGTTTTGTTTTGTTACATTTGGTACAAGTTTCCGTTCTCATCTTAGTGTGTCTCTGCCCATGACTTACCTATCTTGTATTCACCGTCCATTGGACAGAGTAACTTCAAGTCTTTACCTGCTTGCTTGATTGCTTGCACAGCTAACTGTCCGTATGTCTCAGCTAGGTCAGGTTTAACTTCAGCTTGGAACTCATCGTGTATGTTACCCACAAAGGTGTACTCTCTACCGTGTTCCCAACCTAACTCATTTAATCTACGGTGTAAGCTAATCAGAGCTACCTTCATAACCACAGCACCTGCTGATTGAAGTAACATATTAAGTGCAGCGTGTTCTGATCTGACTGGTAATACTCTACCATCTAGTCCTGTTAAACAAGCAGATCGTTTTACTTTCTCCTCTATCCTGAGCTTCAGTATCTTTAACGCAGGTAAGTTAGACAGGAACTTCTTCTTTAAGATTGCTCCCTCCTTTGAACCACCACCTACAATCTCTCCTATCTTAGCTGGTCCAGCACCGTAAAGGAATCCATAGATGAATGTCTTTGCTTGGTCTCTGGTTTTTAGGTTAGCTGCTTTTTGATTAACAGTGTGTATATCTCCTTCCAATATATTCCTAGCGTACTCACCCTTGTCCCAATTAGCTAGGTAATGTGCAAGCATTCTTAACTCAAGTCCACTAGCATCAACACCTACTAATACATTACCGTTAAGTGGAATGAATAAACTTCTACACTCCTCTCCATACTCTGCTCTAGTGGCAGGTACTTGTGCTAGGTTAGGTTTGGAATGTGTACATCTACCTGTCACTGCACCGTTTGTATTGACTCGTCCGTGTAGTCTCTTATCTTTAACTAGTTTAAGCCACCCATTCTCGCCCTCCGCCAATGCTCCTAGTCTTTTTACGACTAACAAATATTCGAGCAGAAGCTCGGCAGCTGGGTGGTTTATCTTTTTAAGAGTAGATTCATCTACCTTGATTGTCTTACCATCCTCACTGACAGGTATCTCAAACCCTAGTTCTTCAAAGCGTTCCTTGATCTGCTTCCTGCTACCAGGGTTGAACGGTATGATCTCCTCCTTTACATCAAGTGCTTCAGCTTTGTTAACTAGGTTCTGTACCATGCCTCTCTCTTTGAGAATAGCTTTTAACTTTGCTTTGGTAGGTGCGTTGATTACTTCCACTCCATCCTTTTGTTCAACAGTTAATGTGTATCCCTTCGGAGTCTTCATCTTCTTAACTGTAGGTTCAAACATAGATTGTAGTTTGTCTTGTAACCTAGCTCGTGTGACATTCAGCTTTTGTTCTAACGCTTCTGCTGCTGCTATATCAAACCCAAACCCTGCTTGTTCTTGTAAGCGAATGATGTAAGCGAACCAATGTTCTATATCCACCATCTTCTTACTGGGTTCTTTACTGAGGAAGTGTTCGTACAAGGTCTTCGTAACAAGGACATCTCGTTCACAATACTTCTTCATCTCTTCATTGTAACTGTCCCAAGCATCCTCGTTCTCTCCGTATGTAAGCTTTAACATCTTACCCATCCTGTGTCCCCATGCTTTCAAGCTATGACTACCAATCATCTTAGGATCAAAGTCCTTTCGTTTGAAGTCATCCTCTCTAAGGTCAGGGTATATAACACGAGACATAATCAATGTATCCTGTACTTGTACTAACGGTGGATGGAAGTTGTATAACTTAGCTAATGCAGGTAGGTCAAACCCTACGATGTTATGTCCTACAATCTTGTCAGCTTTTGCTAACATCCTTGTTCCTTCCTTTATCCCATCTCCACTAAAGGTAATCATCTTACCTGCTATTGGATCGTATATGGATAAGCAATGACAGACCTTTAGGTCACTCAGATTAGTGAAGTCCTCGATGCCATTTGTTTCTATATCAAAGAATAGTATTTTCATATTATTAAAACGGACTCGCTCCGTTGTTGGTTGTTATTGTTTTGTCTTTGAATACATTCTCATCTTCCGTGTACCTACCACTGTCTTGATCGTATAACAAGGTAGTAGCAAGCCCAGTCTCACCTGAGAATCTATTCTTTAAGACCCTTACTTTTGTTTCGTTATTGTCTTCTTTTTGTTGATGTCTCTCCAATCCTATTACCATATCACTGAGTTGTGGTATCGAATGACTACCTCTCAGGTCTGATAACCTAGTGACTCCACCCTCTTCATGTCCTCCACCATTCGGTGGTCTTCTAAGGTGTGACACAAGTACCATTCCACATCCTGTCTCTTCTACTAAGCTCCTCAGTTGTGTCATCGTATTATCAATTAACCGTCGTTCATCATCTCCTTGAATACCACTAACTACAATAGATAGATGGTCAAGGAATATCCACTTACATCCTAATCCTTTGCACAGGTACTTGATCTTACTTAACAGGTTATCACTCTCCGTACTTCCGAAGTGGTCATAGGTATAGAAGTTCTGGTTACCCATTGTCTCATCGAATGCTTTGCGTAACTCCTCCTCCTTCAAGTCATTCTCTAAGTGCAATGGTTTATTAAGATGGATACCCATGATACCAAGTGCAGTTCGTCTAACTGATTCTTCCAGTGCGATATAACCTACCGTCTCACCAAGGCTGAGAAGATGGTGACAAACTTCACGACAGAACAAGGACTTACCTATCCCTGATCCAGCACAAAGTGTCACCAACTCCCCTCTCCTCAGTCCATGTGTCATGTTATTAAGTGAAGCATACGGATAAGGCTGACATTCAGAAGTATCCTCCTTTATAACAGCTTGCCATATATCCTCTCCACTTACTATCCCATCAGGTCTGTACTCTCTAGCTTGCCACAGACAATTCACCATCTCCTCGCTACGCTTTGCCACTAACATATCATTAGCATCCTTCAAAGGTAGTTCTGCAATGTGTGCTTTGCCAGGAGTCAGTAGGGCTGCACATTTCGCAGCTCCGTCTCGTCCTGGATCATCATTATCAAAGCAGAAGATTACCTTTTCAAAGGACTCTAACCAATCAATAGCTTGTTCCACATACTTCTTTGCTCCACCTGCTCCGTTAGGTACAGATACTACTGCCCACTTGTTTCCGAATGCCTGACTAACAGATAGTGCATCGATCTCACCTTCACATACCACTACTCTTCTTCCACCACTACTCCAAAGGTGCTGACCATATAACCCATACAGCTCTCCTTTAATAGAAAAAGTTTTGTTACTGAATCGTAGTTTCTGTGCGACAAGTGCTCCATTCCTACTCTTGTAGTTAGCAATGTGTACTGGTTCTCCGTTGTGTGTTCCAATGTGATACCCCCATTTCTGACAGGTCTCCTTAGTTAAGTTCCTCCTTGCAATCTCCTGTGCTTTTCCAGTGATGAATGAGGTGTTGGTTGTTGGTTGTGTCATTGTTGTAGTTTGTTGCTTGCCTCTACTGTATGTATCACAGACGAAACATTTTGTGCTTCCGTCTTCGTTGATACTGAGACCGTCACTCGATCCACATTTTGAACACTGCTGATGCGTTCTAGTGAAAGCCATGACTTTGGTATTTGTTTATGTGCATATAATATTCCTTTCTTTTCACACCACATTGCATAGGTTGTCTTACTACCCTTACGAATCTTGTTGTAAGCATTCTGAAATAACAACCTAATGTCTAAGTCAGGATGTTGTTGCTTAACTAACAGATGTTTTGTCCTGTCCTCCGAGACCCACCTCCCCTTGGTTTCAATAATGATTCCGTTGGGGAGGATGAAGTCAGGAGTATATGTACTCAGTCGCTCGTACTCAATGACTAACGACTCGTAAGAATACTTTATACCATTTCGTCTAAGCTGTGATGCTATTCTCTCTTCAAATCCAGACCTAAAAGTCTGCTTTAATTTCTTCTTCGTCTTCGCCATCGAGTGCTTGGTCAAGTGTTTCACCTCCGTTAACATATCCACCTTCAACTTCAGTAAAACCAAAGCTTTCAGCAGCTTGCTCGGATAGTCCACCCTCTGCTAACTCAATGACTTGTAAAGCCATGATCTCCAATGTGATACCCACTCCAAGTAACGGTGCAAACCAGACCTTCGGACGCAAGTTTAACCGTACCTTTGAACCACCTCTAATAATGACTGATTTATCCCAAGGGTTTCCCTTTGAATCAAACAATCCAAGTGATCGAGTGTAACTAGTACCGTCTTTCCTTGTACCATTCACTGGTTTTAACTTACTCTTTAACTTATATGTATCACCATCCAACTCCAAAGGTAGCTCGTATGTCTTTACCTTCTTACCTAACTCCTTCGCTTTCTCTGCGTTAGCTTCCTCAAGAAGAGGTGTAAGTTTAAGGATGATTGCATCTCCTTCTTCCTTTGTTAATGTAAGACCACAACTAAACTCACCTTCTGGTACAAACTTTGTACTTGGTGTGTTAACCCAAGGGTACTGTGCAATACCTATCGGTGTTGTGAATGCTTCCTGTTTATCTCGCGTTGTATTCGCCATGTTATCTCTCCTTTTTTTTATTAATTAAGAGAACATATAAGTGCAGTCGTTTAGTGCCGACACATCTAATGTGCCAAGTTCAAAGCTGTCTGTTACTTCGGTGTTCCCTGATTGATTCAATAACTCACTCTTGAACTTTCCTGTGAGGTCTTGATTAAATATGTCTTGGTAAATCTCTCTTAAATCTTTGTGCATCTTCGGTGCGTGTGGACTCTGCGTAGCAAAGCAATCATGTATAGTTGTTACATCATAATCAGATTTGCAAGCTAAAAAATGTACGACACTTGCATCAATGCTGTGTATGTAGTTGGCAACCACTGCTTTAGCTTGTCTTTTTGGATCAACTTTATCTTTGTTCTTTCGATAGTTCAGTGTGGTCTTTTCCATTCCTAACACAGAGACCAATCCAATCTGTACGGACTCGTAAATGTGTTGTTGAATCTCAATACCAAATGGTGTCTTCCACTTCAAGGTATCCTGACAGGTAAGAACTTGTGCTTTGATCCACTTCATAAAGTTAATGTGGTTCTCTAGTACAATATTAGTTTGCTTGTTAACAATAGTGGACAGGTAAAGTAAAGCTTCTAAGTATTCACTCTTACTGAACGGATTACTCCTGCCATTCTTTATCTCTTTTAGGAATACATTCTCCAACTCAAAGGTACTAGTGTATCCATTCATACCAAAAGGTTTAGTCATTACTATTCTCTTGGTATACTTTCTATTTATCCCCCACTTTAACCAGTCTCCTGCCAAGCTATTCTTACTCTTAGCTCTGTGCAGGGTCTCGTTCACTCGGTCTGCGATGTGCTGATATACATCCTGTGGTGGTAGGTCAGGTACTAGGTTAGTCAGCTTGCCTATCTTCTCATCTCTTAACAATAAAGATAGTATCTGTACACCATTACAACTAGCATCCATTCGACAAGGTAGGTGAGTAACAAATCCATACCCCTCCTTCTTATACCCTGCATATTCAAAACAAAAAGCCAGGAAAGCCCAGGGTTCAGACGCATCTTGCCATAGCTTGTATGTTCTAGGGTCTTCAGCTATCCTAATAATCTCTTTTGTGTTCTGTTCTATCCAAGCTATGCGTTCTTTGAACTCACCCTTTCTCCCCCATACATTCGCTCCGTGTATTTTTAACCACTTAGCATCTTCCTCACACTTGATCGGTACACCTCGGTAAAACTCCAAGCAACTCCGTCCTAAGTCACAGCTCTGTGGATCAACAAAGGATGGTACACTATACACTCTACCTCGGTAGTCTACCTGTACTGGAAAGTAAAACTTCTCAAGCTGTGCGTACATCTTTGCAACATACATAACTCGTAGTGATCTCATCCTACGCCCACTGGTCTCTAAGTTCCAATCGTGTACATACTTTGCTTCTCTTTTCCAAGCGATGAATGCTTCAGGGTCTGTCTGTTTGAGGTTCTCAATGGGTTCAAGGACAGGTAACAGGTCTCTCTTTTCCATAGTACCTATTGATACATCTCCTTCCCATGCCCACTGCATTATCTCGTACACCTTATTGTTTATTCTGTAAGGTACTTCTTGCAGTCGGTTAAGTGGTTCATATAACTTACTCAAGTCTCTGTTCCGTAAGTCAAAAGCGTTCTTCATAATAGGAAGGACAGGTAACTCATCACTCAGGTATCCACCTCCGTAATTACTCTCCCACTTGACAGGTTTTTCAGGAGTGGCTAACCAAAATGGACGGAGTGCTTCGCTGTTCTCATCAAATTGTTTTACCCATTCCTGAAGTTTAGGATTAGGTGCAATCTTTTTTATTGTTGCTCCCTTCCTAGTAAGTGTACTCTTCAATGTGAATAAGTTTGTTTGCATACGAATAATCTCCAGTAACCAAGCACCAATCTTTCCTTTGTTTGTCTGTGTCCACAGCGTGAAGCGTTCGTACCTACCCTTACTATGTAAGTTCTTTTCTCTGTCCCAAAACTTGGACATATACTGCTGTCTGCTACGGACATTTTTCCTGTCCCTTTGTAATAGTTTCCAAGTGTTCTTGTCTACATATTCTTTAAAGTAACGGACTCGTACTTCATCCTCGATAGACTTAGCTAATTCAAATGCAACATATGCGAAGGTCATGTCGTTACCATCCAGTAAATCAAATGATCTTTTAATTGCTAACAGAGCTACTTCATCAGGTTCTAATTCCCAAACTAAAGGTAACCAAACAGGACAAGGTGCATGGACTTGTGAGCAGTCATCGAAGAACTTAGCTATCACACGAACAACATCTCCGTGCATCTGATCGGCAAGTCTTTTATAAGCTGGAGTCTCGGATGATAACTGGTTCTGTGTGCGTAGTTTCTTAGCGTTCCTATACCTAGCTTTGCCAAGCTCTACCATTGAAGCAGTTAAGTGTTCCATATCTTCTTGTGTTTATTCTTCTTGTTCCTGTAGTCGAAGTCAGGTTTAGGTTTCTTCCGTGGCTTATTAGTACGGATCAACTTGCCATTCTTATCGTAGCCTAGTTCATTGTTCTGCCAGAATAACTCAAACTTTTCTGCTACCTCAAAAGAGAATTGTCTAGAGTCAGCAAAGAAATAGGATTCAAAGTCCTCGTAGTTATGTGTTGTCATTATTATCTTCTTCCATTTCGTCTAGTATATCCTGTTCCTTTTTAGCTTTCGCTAGGGTCATGCAATCAAGTTCTTCCTCTTCATCATCATCATTGTCAGGTATGTTGTGCCAGTATTTATTTTCCATTGTCTTCCATTCCTTTCTTTATGTCTATGTATTTTGTAATATCAATCATTATTATACTCCTCCTATAAGTATACATTACCAGAAAAAGGGTTTACATAATCGGTTTCTTTTTCAACCCACTCACTAACTTTTCCTTGGTTTTCGTAATATTCTATTTCTCTGTTATAAACTTTTAAACATTCATCAAAGGTGTCAAAAATACACACTTTAGTAAATGTTTCGTGTTCATCTTGAAGTAGACTTTTAATATCTAGAAAATCAAATACTAACTCCCATTTATCTGTTTCAATGCATCGTAAACCTTCACCTTCAAGGACATTGTGTTCTTTGTGTGTACGCATAGTTAAAACTTCATTTCCATTTTCACTATTTAAACCTTCATTTTGTATTCTTCTTAGACTTTTATAATTAATATTTTTCATCGTTGTATTCCTTTATTAATT